GACGGCCCGTACCACCCCACCCTACTCGCTGTTCACCTTCGACACAGCGAAGCAAGCCCCAATTTTTATTTGTGCTAGAAGTAGTATTAGACTTATTCCAATCACTGCTGGTTTGTGTAGTTGAATTAATACCAGCTGAAATACCCAGTTCGGCAGGTTCTAACTCTACAGAAATTATTCTAGGATCTTGACGTAATGCGGCTGCTTCCCAATCTGTCATTAGATACACTGTGTTTCTGCTAGTAGGTCTGCGATCAATACAGTCTATAGGCCTTAATAGGTCTAGACCCTGTGGAGTTTTACCATCAGTTTCAAGTTCACTGTAAACTGTATTGAGATCACTACGATCTCGAACAGTTACAATAAATTTCCTGCGTCTAATGTACTCAAGTAATGCCATATCAAGCCTCTAATTGTAGGACTGTACATGTCACAGTAATTGCATTTGCAGATCCGCTTTTATTTTTTACAGCAACATAAAGTTGCGTAGCGCCCGTGCCGTCATTATTAAAACCAATAACGCCGGGGCTCATTAAAATTGTTTGTGCTCCGGTAGTAATCACTTCTGCTATTACGCCTGCTCCGGGACTAGGATCAACCCCTTCGGCCCTGCTAGAGTCTGCTGTTCTAGATGCTCCATCAACATATAATCTAACCCAAGATGCATGAGAAGTTTGAATTTTTAACAAAGCATATGATTTAAATGCAGTCAAAGTAATATCACTTGAGGCTCCATCTGCAATACTAATTGTGCTAGCAGAAATTGAAGTTCTTGATTGTAAAGCACTACCGCCGCCGCCGGTTACAGTGCTAGGTAACCATTTGCTGCTGGCCGTACTCCAAACTAGGCTTTGACCATTTGTTGGAGGAGTAGTTGATGTGTCAACATCTGATAAGGCATCAATACTGGTTACAGAATATGCAGCAGGTATAGATGGTTGATTGCTTAAATCTAAATAATTTCCGCTGGTAGCTACTGTGGCTAATGATGGTCGATTGCTTAAATCTAAATAATTTCCGCTGGTAGCTACTGTGGCTAATGTTGGACCTGTAATGGTGACTCTACCTTCACCATCAGTTGTTGTGGTAATACCGCCAGCGCCTGCAAAACGCAGAGTTTCTCCTGAGAAAATTGTTCTCATGGTAGAATCATCACCGGCTACATTAAATTCAAAATTTTCGCCACCACCACCCCCTCCGCCTCCTCCGCCGCTGGGCACCGGTCCCCATGTTATTTCTTTGGTTCCTGTGGGATCATAATATAACACCTGAGGTCCTGTGTCTTCTCTTATAGGTTCTACATAGAACCCAGCCGCTGAACCGTTGAGAACAGAACCGCTGGCATTGATGATGATCGAATTAGCTGGTTGATTAAGGAAGCCTGCTGAATTTCCTATAGCGATCGAATTGGCGCCTTGAGATGTTGCTCCTGCTCTGAAACCCAGCGCTATCTGCGTTTCGGAAGTTCTTAATCGAGCAGTATTGATATCTCCTAAGATCTGTGATCCTGCAGCATCTATCAACAATGTGGAATCGTGTGCAAATACATTGCCGTTGATAAATGACACATTGATTTCTAGGCTGTCGTTGGTTGGATTGGGTATCAGGACTACTCCTTCGCCGGCCACGAATGTAAATGTATCAGAGTCGTTGTCTGCTTGTATAGGATTAGGATTGCTAGCCACAGCGAAATTTTGGAATCCAAATCTAGTATTTGTGACTGTGACTGCTCCCGTACCCGTGCTTACACTTATTCCGCTGCCTGCTACTAGGCTAGTGACTCCGGTATTAGATATGTTCACAGATCCCGTAGCAGCACTCACACTTATACCGGCGCCGGATCCTGCTAGAGTCGTAACACCCGTATTAGTGAACGTAATGGTATCGGTGGCAGCATCAGTGGTAATATTGATGCCAGTACCATTAAGCAAAATTAAATTATCTGCTGCGTTGTCTGCCTGCACTGTGGCCTGACCAGCCACTAGGATGCTTCTAAACGTATCTTGTTGGACGTTCGGCAAAGAATTCACGAATTCGAAAACACCCGGGGATGGATTATTGATAGTGATTCCTGATCCACCAAATGTGGTCACAGACAATACTCCGGTATTGCTGATAGAAATAGGACCTGTAGATTGATTGACAGAAATCCCTGCCCCTGCAGTTAACCCAGTCACACCGGTATTGGTTATAGATACTGCTCCAACGGCAGACGTATTGATGCTTAGACCGCTGCTGGTAGTTAAACTGGTTACTCCGCTGTTCGCGATGGTCAAGGTGTCTGTGGTATCGTTGGTAGTTAAAGAGATACCAGTACCGGATGCAACAGTTAGTATATCTGTACCTCCAGCATCTGCTACGATATTATTTTGACCTGCTACTGCGATTTCTCTAAAATATTCGTTGTCTAAGACTGAGCCGCCTATGGTCGATCCCGCAGGAAGATTGATCGAGGAACCAGTGGCGGTCAGTATCGCGCTGCCTAGATGAAGGCTAGATCCGCTGAGATATAGATCTTTCCATCGCTTGGCAGCAGATCCTAGATCATAGAATTCAGTATCTCTAGGTATGAGATTGGTGCCTAGATCTGTGAGATCGATCACTGAACCAGGACCCCCTGATACAGTTAGATAAAGTTCAGTGAAGTTATCATTGATAGCCCTGAATGCTTCATCCACGGTGCTCCATACGATAGGAGCAGCACCCGGATTGATAGTTTGTTTTGCCATTATGTTCTTCCCACGGCCACTTCTATAGTGCCGATATGATCTGAATCGTAGTCGACTAGGGCCTTGCCTACGATGGTTCCTGCTCGTGCTTCACTGCCCGAAGATATCGCGACTCCTGGTATGTTTGAAGTTATGATTAGATCTCCTTTGCGTACTTTTCCTACGACCTTGCAGGGAACACGCCCTTGCAATGCGATTAGATTCTTATGTCCAGGGCAGGCATCATACATGACGAAAGCAGCAGAATCTGATACCACTCCCGCCACTTTGGTGTTGCCTTGTTTGCCTTCTACCGTGACTTCTTTGTCTCCTCCGAATACCAATACAGTTCCTACTTCATATTCGCGATCGCCTTCGTAATACTCTGCTAGGTCGGCAGAGTATGTGGCCTGCCATCTGCTTCCACTAGACAGTGACCAAGTCCCAGTCACTGTTCCTGTAGTTGATGAAGCCCCAGCGGTCAGCGCGACAGCCTGTACCGAAGAACATATGATAGGAGCATTGCTGAGACCGTTTTGAGTCCGAAACGTATGACCATCGTTATCGTAGAAACTCCTCTTATCGGTGGCCAGCGATCCGTCGCCTACTAAAATACCCACCTGTCCCAGGAATCCGTGGTACTGTGTATAACCTCCTGTGGCGCTGGTAGTGGTATCTATCGTGACTTTGGTATCGACTAACAGTCTTTCTACAGAAACATTTCTAGCACCAAAATCACCACTGCTGTCTCGTTTAACTAAAGTGCTGACTACGTTGGGGCTTGATTCATCTACGATGGCATAATCACCATCTGCCGTAGAAGTAAATCCGATCCTGCGGAGATATCCAGTCCCGCTGTTGTACTGAGATTTTTTGATAGCGCCACCATCATTTACCACAGTGGTAAATGTCACTGCTGCGGGATCTGCAGTGGTCAATCCGGAATTTCCTACTACGGTTTTAGTGGCTATCTGGGATAGTTTATTGAGGGTGAGTCCATTGTTTTTTACACTGATCCATCCGTTGGTGGCGTCAAACTGCGCGGAATCGAAACTGGCTAATCCTCGATCTGCCTGAGCGATTCCCGTGGCATTGGCTCGGGTAGAAGCAGCCGTCATTGCTAATTTACTCTGAGATATCGCTGCTGATATATTGATATCCGAGTTCGAGATCGATCCTGGGTTGATCTGAGCGTCTACAGTATTAGCCGTGCTGTCGATATTAAAACTGATATCGCCTATCACAGTGGAATTTTGGACTATATTTCCAGCGCCAGTGAATGTCAATATATCCGCAGCACTGACATTGGACAACGAAGCATCCTGGAAATTGGCAAAAGTCATGCTCCGTAGATTGATGCCGTCTAGAGGACTCGTGGCATCCGCAAGATCAGTGATCTTGAAATTGCCTATGCTCATGTTGCCTTTCATAGATAACTGTCCATCTAGGCTCATGAATCCACCCGAGAACGCAGGGATCAATGAAGTTCCCGCTACGATTCCTCCGCCGTGTGTAACACCTAATCTACGATCGATATAGGTTCTCGTAGCGTTTTCGGTAGGTACAGAATCAGTAGCGTTATCCGACATCGACGAATCTATAGAAAATTCTGAGATAGGAACACCTCGCTTGAATCCGATTCCGTCTAGATTGCTCAGCGCGATCGACGCCGCGAATGTCACAGTACCAGTACCTTGGTCGACCCGGAAATATGGACCTACTGAAAAGTTACCGAATTGGTCGGTGGTCACATAGAAAACTCGCCCCACTCCTCGTTCTTGTATCTCTTGTCCAGGATTATAGGAGTTAACCGGCGGTCCATATATTTCGTTGGGGTAATTTGTATCCGAATAAGAACCAGTACCGATGTCTAGCAGATCATGAGAAGTCACCCTAGTCAGGCCGATCCTGATGGTCAATGTTCCCGGTTCGTCTTTAGGAACTGCTCCTTTTAATGCAGGTAGCGCAGTGAAATAGATCACACTGTCAACTAACGGTGGATCGAGTGTTATCGTGGCAAAAGGTTGACCAGTGATATTTTCATCGTTATAGGCTATTAGTTCGTGTTCTACACCTTTCCACACGATCAAAGTATTCAGTACTCTATCTTTCTCATCTCCTCCTAGAGGTACTACTGCGAAGGTAGAATCCCCCGCCGCACCCACGATTTTACCCACGCGATGGACACCACTCTGTGTACCGCTGGTATCTGTTGCCACTGATCCAGGAATAGCCTCTCTAGTGATGGTAAATGTATTTGGACTCAGAACTGTTTTTACGAAAACATGTCCACCGTTGATTATTCCCGTGGGCAACGATCCGTCGGTTTCAATTTTTATGGTGTCCCCAGCGAGAAATCCATGACCTACCAGTGTCACTACAGCAGGGCTGGCTATAGATATAGTACAGATCTGTGAACCTGCAGAGAATGGTTGGCTAGGCCATATAGAAAGATCTACATAATTATAGTTTTCTCTTAGGGTAGTCCTGGCCAAACCCTCTACGAAATATCCCTGTGTGCCAGATTGGCTACCACTGGTAATGATTGCTGTTCCTCTCTTGGTCGCGGAGATACTAAAACTGTCGGCAGTGAATCCATCCGCTAAAACGTAATATATGTCTACCGAATTGACTCCCGTGGGCAGAGAACCGGTAGTGGCCAAGCTGATCTGATAATCCGGTTGGAGACCATGCGCCACTCTAGTGATAATTGCGGGACTAGATATACTGATCGTGCAGGTCCTTTCACCTACGGGATCTTGATACTCTTCAAACTGCAAGATTCTATAGACCGTGGGCGATTCTCGAAGCACCATGCCTGTAGATGGTCGCACAGCCACATCTACTACATCACCGGTAAGAACTGTCTGCGCATTCTGTCTAACAGTGACCCGGGTTCCATCGGGAACTGTTGCTGCTAGCCCTTCTACTCCCGCCCCCTCAGAACTCTGCAAACTCAGTTTAGCCACTCCAGGAGGTAGATCTCCGCCGAATTCGCTAGTGGCTATAGGATATCTATAGATGCTGCCTAGCCCATGATCGATTTCTAATTCTCCTCGATCCAGAGGAGCATATACTAGATTGTCTACGTAGATTATCAATCCGTTGACAGTATTGGCATATGTCGGGCTGGGGAAATATACATCAGCACCCTGGGCCAGATCATAATATAGTGTGACCGGGGTAGGAACTTCTAGAGGATCCGCACCTTCTGCGACCAGGGCGAAATTTCCGTGTGCGCTAGAGCCTCCCACTGACCGGATCTGTCCTCCATTGACCGCATAGTAAGAAATATGGCAGTAGTAGGTGAACATAGAAACGCATTCTGCCAATCCGCCATTCTGTGTAACTATACCGTAACCTAGATCATTGATCTGTGTAAAGTCATTCGACAACATAGATCTGTTACCTGGCATCAACACCTCATAGATGTTGGCATTATCGTCCACGAACTCTATGGTTGCCTGCTGTATGTCGATTTTTTCTGCCAGCAAGGCAGTTCGCGCATTTTTGCTTAAAGTTGTATATGCATAAGCATCTAGATCTGGAAGTACCTCGGCTGCCGCGGCACCTACGCCATTCGCTACTATATCTGAAGTTTCCAGTAATAATGTTTCGATCAGATTTTGCACGGTTACATCGCTCACAGCGCCTGAAATTCGTGAAGTAACGCTGTAAGTGACTGCGGGCGGAAGATCTAATATAACCTGTTTGCAAAGATATCTAATATAATCTATAGCATCTGCAGTTTCCGATAACTGTCCCGAGGGTATCTGTAAAACGATAGCATCTCCTACTCCATTATAATATCTAATCCCCGCGTCTCTGGTCTGGCTGTTACCCCCATATGTAATGTCATAGATCAATGCTTCTACGATAAATCGTGTATCTCTAGCACAGGTAGTAGTATTATAAGTCAAAGAGGGATAGGTAGCAGTAACATAACCCACAACTTCATCTGCGATATAGTTTAAATTAGCAAGTAACAGACTTTTGGCATTAATGATATTGCTAGTCAATCCCGGAGGATTGGTAAAAGATAATGCTGGTGCAAATGTAACCCCGTTCCTTACGATGTTGTCTAATACCAATTGGCTAGTTTCTGCCACCGACTGTGCGCTTGGATACAATGCAAGATAATCTATAGCGAGATCGTGTGCATAAGAAATCGCTCTGGCAGTGAGATCCAATTGATCAACAATCACCACGGCCGCATTGGCCTGCCTGTAGGTCAGGCCTGCTTTGCGCATATGGTAGTTAGTACCGAGCACGATGTCATAACCCAGGCCGTCGATGATCAATCCTACATCTCTGTAACAGATATCGTCATCGTATGAAAATATACCGAATGGCCAGGGTGTGGCTTCGTCTAGAACGAATGATGCCGTAGATCCAGCCACATTGAAAGTAAAATCTCTAACATAGTTGATTCTATAAACTGTGTCTTGTACGATGAAAGATGCCGGCAGTTGGGGAAATCTATCCAGTCCTTCTACTAACAAGAAACTGTTATCTTCCACGGTACCGTTTCCAGCGACTGGAAATCCGTTGTAATTGAAGACTGTTCCTATATTATTATCTGTGGCCCCTAGTGATGTAAAAGTGGTGCTGCCGGGAGTCTTGATAGTATAGGATCTTCCTGCGAGCATAGCAGCGACAGCGATCTCTCTCTTACCAACTAATTCAAATTTTATGTTTCCAGTAAATCCATCGATGTATTGTCCGCCAGCGAATGTCTGTCTGCCTGTGCTCTTGGAAAAACTGGCGCATTCTTGGGCATAAGGAGACTTGGCCAATATCTGCCCCGTAGGGTCCAAGACCATCATGAATCCGCCATGTCCTTGACCAGTGATGGCCTGTAACCGTACGCTGTCGTTGCACAAGAACATATCCATCTGATCGTTGTTCTTGGGTGTGTTTACAGATCCAAATCCCGGACCAGATTCGTCGATAACGTCTATGATGACATTGATCAGCGCACCGATCACTCCGCCGTTGTTATAGGCCGTGCCGCCGCTAGTGTATGTACCTAGCGTAGTACCATCTACGGTATCTGTCAATGCTGCATCGTTGAACAATCTAAAAGAAGTACTATCCACTACCGAAACGAAATAATCATTGCCGTTAAGTTCAGTCATACCGCCTACTGCATCGATGATCACATTATCACCATTGATTAGACCGTGTGGAGTGGCGGAAGTGATTATCACAGGATCAAAATTACCGGCACCTGCGATATTGAAAGAAGTACCGCCTGTGCCAACCTCTGCGATGAATGCTCCATCTATTACCTGTAAAAAAGTTTCTTGATATAACTCTGTGATTTCAATATTGCGTATCACAGCCTGCGCCAGGACTCCTAGTCGTCTGATCGCCGCTACAGTTTCGTCTAACTGCGCTCCGATAGCGATCAATCCGCTGGCATTAGAATAATATTTTAATGCGGCGCTGACCGTTCTATCCGATCTACCATAGCGTAGATCGAACACCATAGCATCGATCAAAAGACCTACATCCCTTTCGCAGAGGTTCCTATTATAGTCAAAGGCCGCTACGAAAGGAGCAATATTATTAGTAATCTGATAGTCGATCCACCCTATGACTTCTTTTTGTAGAAAAGATCTATTTAAAACTAATAATTGTGCCGCTGATCTATAGGCTCCTCTGTTATTGATCAAAGGATATACCGGATCTGCCGAATCTGTGAGATAATGATATCCGAATAATCTATCAGTCAGCGAGATCTGGTCAGTACCATCTTCGCCTATGGTTAGATCTCTGCGGAATTTTAGAAAAGCCCAGGGGCTAGAACTTATACCTGGTTTCGGTCGGATGATACAACGTCTAAATTCGTCTCCCACGATAGAAGTGTTCTGGGGAATTCTTAATGGAAGATTTTCTTCGTAGATGCCACTTTCTACTAACACTGTTATCTGTGTTTGTCTAGATACATCGCCATAAGATATAACTTCTCCGATCTGGAAAGCGCCAAACTTGATATCTACGTCAAATATTTCTCGACCACCGCTGTCTAGTTCTCCGCTATGTGCTAGTATCTGTGCTAAAGCACCTGAAGTTTCTCCTCTTAGAAATAATCCTTCTCTGAGGTCTCTAGTGCGTATCGCTTCGGGTGTGCTAGTGGATACATCGCCGGTAAAGTCTGTTCGTTGACCATTAGTTTCGATTAGGAATCTAGGAAGGCTGACCTGTACTGCAGGAAGGCTGGTAAAACCAGTACCGGAGTCGTCTATGGTTATGCTGACCACCGATCCTCCGACGACATCTGCGGTACCGAATGCCCCAGTTCCCCCGCCACCGACGATACGAACAGAAACTAGGCCATACCCGCTACCTCCGTTTCCTGGTAATACCTGTACATTGTTAACCTTATAGGTGATATCGAATTTCACCCGGTCTGCAATATCCGGATGTGGTATAGGACTATTATCAGTGGTGTCTACGTTTGTAGACCCCGGTAATGCTGTATAGACTCCGGAACTTAATTGTCTAACAGTGATTATTCCTCCGGGTGTTGCTGTTGTTGAAAGTACCTGGTATCTGGCAGGTTCTATGAACGTTCCTCCTGCCACGGTGATGATATCACCTACTAGATAGTTCACTCCTGGATAAACGACGGAAATTGAATCTACGCTCATCAGCACCTGTCCGCTGAATCCGCTACCGGCACTAGGAGCATCGTCGATAACTTCTAGAGTACAGTCATTGGCACCATTGTCGTATGTTAGAACTTTTTTGTATGGCCCTATCTCTAATCTAGATTCGAGCATGATTTCTTCTGCTCGTTTTAATGCCGCTTCTAGTGTGCGATAAGCATAGGCCAGAGCCCTACCTTGGAATTCTAAAGCGATTCCTGGGCGATCATCTTCTCCGCTGGTAGCCACATATAGGTTCACGGCGCTGCCGAATGCAGAGTTATCTACATATCTTTTAGTGGCTGCGACCAATCCTCCGAAGACTTCGTCGTCATCGGGAACGGGATCACGAGCCAATACCAATGGCCCGGTCATGCGTCCAAAACTGGTATCGTTCAATCCAGTTCGTGGGTCTATGGCCTCCGTACCTGCTATACTGAGTTTGGTATCTACATAACCTTTGCTGGTTGCTTCATGCTCGAATATTGGAAATAGAGGATCATTGGTCGTCCCTAGATCGATGATCCTATGCTGAAAACCTCCTGACTTGGTACTGAGATCTCCCCCTAGTTGTGGACTAGGATCTCCCACAACCTGCGAAAATTCAGAACTGATGGATATTTCATTAGGGTCAGTGGTAAAATCTATGCTTATTCCTTCGCCCGGCACTATTTTTTTGAACTGTAGACCGGACTCGGTATTGTTGACCGTGAGCACAGGAGTGTTTCCGGACTCGGAATCATTCTGCCCAACGTATGCGCCGGGAGTATCATCTAGGCCAATAAATGTAAGTCTTTCTCCAAGACCCAATGAACTATATAATTCACGGAAGTTATCGTTAACTTTGCGGAAGGAATCGCGAATACTATCGCCGGTACCATCGTTGCCTACTGTACCTATATCAATGATTTTACGTGCCATATTTTACCCTAGTAAATGGTTATAGTATATTTACCAAAGAATTTTATAAGCCGAATGTAAATACTTGATGTTCTTAAAAAAGAAAACCGTCGATAATCAATATTCTAGATTCAGTAAACTAGGTGTCGCACATCGTTATCTACGGAAAAAAGTCGTAGCGATATTCCGTTGTGATAACTGCGATGAACTGTTTGAAAGAGATTTGAAAAAGATCGATCACAGGAGGCTCAGCAATAATTATTTCCATTGCTGCAATAATTGTGATGCTAAGAGATTCGCCCAGCGCAAGGGTGTTGAACGTAAAAAAATCTGGGACATGCCTGCCAGTATAGATTGGCCAGTGGGAAAATTTTAAACTCGAAAACTTTCACCACAGCCGCAGCGATCCTTTTCCTGCGGATTGATGAACTCAAAACCTTCGTTAAGGCCCCGTTTTTGCCAATCCATGATTATACCATCGATATAGACAAGACTTTTGGGATCCACGAAAATATCTACATCATGGCTAGTGAATTTTAAGTCGTTGGATGATTCTTTATCTACGAATTCTAACACATAGGCAAGACCAGAACATCCTGTAGTTTTAACACCTAGACGGATACCAAGGCCTTGCCCTCTGCGTTCTAGATTAGTTTTGACCTTAGTGGCTGCTAGTTCTGTCAGTGTTACCATAGAGCAAATTTGCTAGACTACGTAATTGCTGTTCGCTACGAGAAATTTCTAGTTGGTTAGTGGGTACGCAGTCTGCTTTGTACCCCATGCGTCTATACTGTTCTGCTTGGACGCGGCAAGGTTCGTTGGTTCGAAAAACAGTATCTACTCTACCTAAATCTGCAGGAGCAATGACTAATGCCCAATACATGATGAGGTGTTCCATTGTTAATTTACCTCTGAATGTTTTTTCTTATAGTCTTCTATCGCAGCCTTGATGGCGTCTTCCGCGAGGATCGAGCAATGGATCTTGACAGGCGGTAGAGCAAGTTCTTTGGCAATCTCCGTGTTTCGAATAGTACCAGCTTCCTCAAGAGTTTTACCTTTGACCCACTCCGTAACCAGCGAACTGCTCGCGATCGCTGAACCACATCCATACGTCTTAAAACGTGCATCGGATATAATGCCATTTTCGTTGACCTTTATCTGCAGTTTCATCACGTCTCCGCATGCTGGCGCTCCCACCATTCCTGTACCAACATCTTCATCGTTCTTATCAAATGAACCTACGTTGCGTGGATTTTCATAATGATCAATAACCTTATCGCTGTATGCCATTTATTACTCCTGCGGTTTTTTCGCCAGCATGTTTTGAATTTTTTCTTGGATCATTTTAGCCCAGAATGGCTGTGGAAAATTCCAACCAATGAATGCCCCTACTGCTATCCAAAATAGTATATCTAACATTTTACGCTCCTTGTAGTCTAATGTCAACTGTGTCCCAGTTGATGATACGCCAAATATTGTTAAGGTATTTAACTTTGTCCTGTTGATAATCAAGAGCCCAAGCATGCTCCCACCAGTCTATCAACAGAGCAATCTTCATGTTCTTCTTATACTCGTGATTGCGTATAGTTTTTATTTCTCCGGTGGTATCCATATATAGCCACCCGCTACCTTGAATTGACATAACAGTTTTTTCAATTTCGTCTTTAAACTCGTCAAAACTTCCCCATTTATTTTCTATCAAAGACTTACTGAGCCCCGTTGGTTTATTAGCAGCTCTGGGAGGGGTCAAGTTAGCAAAGAAAATATTGTGCAGAACAGCACCGCCATAATTAAAATCTGGATCACCTTCGCCTTTATTATAACGCTCTGAATACTTGGCAGCCAGTCCATCATAGTGATACTTAATAGTATCTTCGCTCATAACCGGAGCCAGTTCACTTTTACCAAATTTTAGTTTTTCTTGGTAGATTTCTCTGCGATCTGTGCTTTCGGTCAGACTTTTAATAAAATGTAGCATGACTGTATTTACCGTGGTAAATAACCTACAAGGAGATTTAACCATGGAAATCTTATTAGCAATCGCAGCAGCAGTAGTCGTTGGCGCCCTTATCTATTTCAACAGAAATTCTAAAGGTTTAGACGTTAACAACGACGGTAAAGTTGACGCCGATGATGTCAAAGCCGCTGTACAAAATGCAGTTAGCGGTGTACAGACCACTGCTGATGTGAACAAAGACGGTAAAGTCGATGCGTCAGATGTTTCTGTAGTTGTTGAAAAAGCTAAAACAGAAGTTAAAAAGGCTGCTACAAAAGCCAAAACTGCTGCTAAGAAAGCAACGACTCGTGGTCGCAAGCCAGCGGCAAAGAAATAATCCTTTTAGCTTCTTCGTAGAGGGCAAAGCTGGCAAGATTTTTGCCCTTGGCCTCTACCATAATATCGGCCCATTCGCCGTGTTCTAATGCCCATTTGTTGCAGGCAGTGTTCCACATAAAATCGCTGTGAGCACGGAGTTTGGCTTTTTTGTGTCCTTGTTCTAGTAACGTCCGAAGATCGGGGCGTTGGTGTCCGGGATGGTCAGTAAGATGCTCTTCCCGTGACACACTATAATGTATGACAGGACGCACACCGCGCCAACTGTCAATAATCCTTTTAACACGGTCGTCTTCCGCATTGATATATTCTCCTGTGTGTATCCAATGATGGTGTATGTCTAACACTAAAGCACAGTGTTCTACCAGTTCCAGACTGGCATCGGTGCCCCATGTAATCTCATCATTTTCGATGGTCAGTGTATTGCGAGCTTCTGGAGTCATACGAGCCAGCGCAGCAACGATTCCCATTGGACCTTGTCTGCCTGCGATGTGGACGTTGATTTTAAAGTCTTGAAACGTCTTGCCATATCCCATCCAGCGAGCCATATCCACATGATATTCAAACTCCTCTATGCTTCTATTTACAATATCTGGATTATCAGAAGCAAGCACAGTAAACTGGCCAGGATGAAAACTAAGGCGAACACCTTTCTCGCGAGCAAGATCTCCCACTCGTCCAAATTCTCTTTGGCAATAGGCTCTGACATCGGCAGTCCGCCAAAACCAGCTCCAAGTTGGCTCAGTGTACACAGGAAGGATATCGCTGCTGAGTCGTACCATTCTAAGATTTTCATCTAATGCTCCTACTCGTTCTACAAGGAGGCGTGTAGATTCAATGTTCTGTTGCATCAATGACCATAGTTTTTCTACAGCCACGTCCTTGGTCTGTCTATTTAACCAAGCGACAGTAGTAGAACCTGTGTTGTATTTTTTACAGTCGTCCTTGGGTTTGATTCCATCAACCTGTCCGGGATAGTCGATCCATTTGCAGGCGAAACCGATACGTTTAGTCATAGTATTATTATATTATGATCAACGCCAGTTGTCAACAACATATGGATCTTTTATATCATGGGGATTTGGATCTCCATGAAATACACATATCGAACAATCTCTAGGTATCGGAGCATTCCTTATAGATTTGAATGTTCGCTGAATTCCCGAATATAAAATTTCACTGCGATCTCTGACTTCCCACTTGTAACTAAGTATCCATCGATCCGGCCAAAAGGTAATGCGAGATTTGGCTACCTGCCAGATCCAATCTTGATCCCCGTGTAATCTTTGGGCTTTTTTTGGATCAGTTTTAAAGGTAGTAAAAATATCGGGATGTAGTCCTGCTGGCCAACTCATCACCGAACTATTGAGGATATTCCAATTAGGATTGAATTTTCTATTGAAATCTCTGATTCCCATAAAGCGTTTTTCTTGACCAACGACTAATCTATTGATGTTATCATGTATGATAACATCGAGATCCATATATAATACTCTGCCTTTCAACTCTAGATTGGGATCGAACATATGAACCTTGTGCCACCAACCTTTAGTGTAACCTTCGTTGGGTCTAATTATAGATCTCACACCTTCGATCGGATGTTGGTCATCTGTGAGGCAGCAGAACTCATATGGTATCGTTAAGTGCCTAGCGACCATGTTACGCAATTTTTCTACATACTCCGGACCATATTTGTTGCCGAATCTCACGCAGAGCACAGTGATAAAATCCGTAGGGTCTGTTGGGATAGGTTCGGCTTCTGGATATACGAAATCAGGAGGCAATTCTCCTGTACTTTTATAATGTTTCCATTGCTGCTTGTTAAGGATTTCTTTAAGAAGACCTCTATCGTGTTCCATTTATATTTTTACTATTTTATCAATTTCTAGCAATTTTTCTAAAATCTCATAGAGATTTTTTATATTGACCATGTTAGGACCATCTGAAGGAGCACGATCAGGATCCTCATGCACTTCCATGAACACTCCTGCTACACAGCCCGTGGCTACAGCAGCCCTCGCCAGGTAGGGCACCATTTCGCGATCTCCGCCTGATTTCGTTCCCATTCCTCCAGGCTGCTGTACAGAATGTGTGGCATCAAAGACCACCGGATACCCGGTGCTTGCCATAATGGGTAGACTACGCATATCCACAACCAAGTTATTGTATCCATGAGTGTAACCTCTTTCGCATAACATTATCCTTTCATTGCCAGTGGAGGCGATTTTTTCAGCAACGTTCTTCATATCGTGAGGTGCGAGAAACTGGCCTTTCTTTACGTTAATGGCGCATCCGGTCTTGCCCGCAGCCAGCAATAGGTCAGTCTGCCGGCACAGGAAAGCGGGAATCTGTAGAACATCAACACCTGCGGCAGCGACTTCTGTAGCCTGATTTGTTTCGTGTATGTCTGTTAAAATTGATAGATCAAATTTCTTTTTTACATCATTTAATATCTGCAGTCCTCGATCGATACCTACGCCTCTTTTGGTATCGATGCTGGATCTATTAGCTTTGTCGAAACTGCTTTTGTATATGAGATCTATGTCTAGTTCGTCGCAGATTTCTTTGATAGATCCTGCGAGATGTTGAGCATGAGTGTCTGATTCTATTTGACATGGGCCTGCGATGAGGAAAATTTTATTCTCATTGCTGGCCACTGTTTTGCCAATATTAAAGTTTTTCATATAATAATTTAACCAATTTTTTAGCTGTGGCTGGACTTATGGTCCACCCTAGATGACCATGTCCAGTGTGATAAAATATTTTAGGTTCTCGTGAGCTCTGCCGGACTATGGGCATCATGTTTGGAGTCATAGGTCTCAGGCAGGCCCAACTGGAATATTGAGAGGTGTTGATCTCGGGGAAATTTTCATGGACCCATCTCAACAGGGGTTCGATCCTGGATCTCCGTATATCGTAATTCTCACCACAGAGCTCCGCAGTGCCTGCTACTCGCAATCTACGACCTAGTTTCGCCGTGACGATCTTGGCTTCATCGTCTAACAGGCTGACTGATGGGGCATGTTCAAGACTCTGGTCATCGAGCTCAATGGTTATGCTGTAGCCTTTGACAGGATAGATAGGCAGATCATCACCGACCATTCTAGCGGACTTTACGCTGCCTACACCATTGGAGACTACCACCGCATCATAGTAGGCTTTCAATTCCTGTAGATCTTCTACTTTGACGTTGAACTGGAATTCTACCTGATATTTTTCTGTCATAGTTTCTGAGAGATCGTAGCAGAATTTATGTATATCGCCAGTCCAATCACTGGCAGTCCATGCTCCTCCTATGATACCGGAACTGGATTTCAGTGCGGGTTCTATGTCTATGATCTTCTCGAGATCTACGATATCCCATTCGCTGCCGTTGGTTTCGTAGAGGCCTTTGATGTCAACAGCGGCGTCAAAATATCGTTGATTTTTATAAAAGTGCAAGATACCACAGTAACTCTGATCGAACTCTAGCCCTTCCGATTGGATGATATCTTTGTACAATGATCTAGCTTCTAGACCTAGATTGATAGTATCTATGGTGTTCTGTCTCTGAGAACCATTCAGCGTGTGCCATAGGAATCGCATCAGCCATGCATATTTGTCTAGATCTAGATCAGGACGTATCAAGAGAGGAGCATCTTGAGTAAACATCCATTTGAATCCCTTAGCGACGTTGGCCCAAGTATTCCAAGTTTCTGAATTAGATACAGATATTTGACCTCCGTTGGCATAGCTAGTACGCATCGCAGGATATGGTTCTTGATCGTAGACTGTTACTTCGTGACCATCTTTTGCCAGGTAGTAGGCGGCAGTTATTCCTGTGATACCAGCACCAACTACGGCTATCTTCATCCTAACAACTCTTCATTCCAACATCTATGACCTTCTCGGAAAGCCATGTTGCTCTGAGTTTCTCTCACTTCTACGCGGAAACACCAAAGTCTTTCTGCTTCTCCTGCCCCCCACATATCGGGGATATAAACACCGTTGACATATTTGTACAGCATGTCTGCCAAACCTTCGCACCCTAGTCGAGGAAGTATAGTAAGTTTGGCCATTTTCTTTTCTTGCAGAAGTTTAAATGTTTCGAGTTCAGGATCGTCTTCAGCCACAAGAAGCGTATGGTCAAACTGATCTTCGAGGATACCTTTTAATTCTTTGAGTCCGCCATAGTCAGCAGCCCAATTACGTACATCGAGGTCGTCGGTTCCGAAATTAAACTTCATCGAAAAACTGTAACCGTGTATCAGATTGCAGTGACTATCGGCACGCCATTGTCGATAAGCACAGGGAAATGAATCGTGATATTCTTTGGTGCTGACATATTTGTATGTCACTGGTTGGAAATTTGCCATCTCTAGTCTCCTTTATAAATGAGCAAGTTTGATGACATGCAGAATTTATAAAGCGGGGTGAATGCCATTGAAGACCGCTGATGAATTATTATAAGATGTATTGAATGCTGTGTCAATATTTATAGGTATTAACTGAACGTTATTTTTTTGCCAATCTTTCGGGATAGACCATTCTCTAAAATTATAGATGTTAAAAATAGTATCGGGAAAATAATGGAAGACCTGTCCTATTTGATAAACCCAATAGGCTGGATCAACCGGAGACGAATTTATTCCAGCATAATTAGCAGTGCCCTTGTAAATATTGTTTACTCGATCTTCCCTGGCATAGAGATCAAACCCTATCATAGAAACCTCCCGATGCTCTAATAATGCAGCCAATAACACAGCGTAACAACCACTCCCCCAATGTATAGGTTGGTCGTGTCTACGATCTCCTTTGTATGGAAGATCGGGCAGTAGGCTTATATTTTTATTTTTGCGTATCTTCCGGAAATAATGATACCATAGATCCCGGACATAGATAGTAGTATTGATTGTGTTTGGATTTTCGACGGCTTCTCGCACCATGCGTTGATCGCAACAGATGAGATGATCTACTTGAAACTCTCTGTGTATGGCATTGCAACCAATTAATGTGTGATTTTGAAAACTACTGATATCAATGTTGCGACGGCTTTCGCCGTTCCCTATCGCTAGGGCCTGCATATTAACCTCTTTCTTTGATTTCGCCGAAGGGATACCAGGCACCTGGGCTGCCTGCTCTCAGACAAACCCAACCAATTCCAGCACCGACTCTTGGAGAACTATTCCATACGATATCGCCCATTGCATGTGTGCCTTCACTGGGAGGTGCTGCTCCATATGTTTGGAGATGATTGGCGAACCTCACTGATCCTGCCACATGTAAATCTACTGTGGGATCTGGATTCTTAACGCCTATAGATAATTTACCATTGATAGAAACCTGTATGGGATTTCTGGAAAAATTACCTAATAGGATGTTTCCATTGGCGCCGATATTGATTCTAGTGGTATTATCCGTGACGATATCAAAATCAGTAGATGCATAAGTGCCAACCATACCATGAAATTCGTCGTTGGTCCCCAGCATCACTTCTATGGCATTTTCAGCCACAGATAAGGCAGCATTAGGAGCCTCTGTTCCGATGCCCAATCGATCAGTGGCGGCATTGTAGATAAGATATTGATTGATACTGACAGAACCGTCGACGATCAAACCTTTTAATCGTCCGACCTGTTGTAGATTGCTTTTTACTACGTTAGGACCCAGTTCTTTTTCATCTAATACTTTTACATTTCCTATGCTTAGAGATTTGCCTTTGTTTAGATCGATGCTTTCAGAACTGAAAAATTTGTCTGGATTGGCGGCAAAAATGAATTGTTTGGTGTATCCATCACCGCTCCAGATAACACCCTTACCATTGTTATTCTCGCCTTTTTTGGCTCTAAACTCTAGAAATTGTGTTACTTCTTGCGCTACGGGCTGGTGTGCGGCAGCCGCCAGATCTTTGATTATTTTATTGAGATCTGTCAAGGATTGATCGAGATTGGTATTGTTCATACCAGTATTTATCAATCCTTAAAATAATCATTATTGTACTTTCAACAGCACAGTGTCTTCGTTGATGCGTCCGTTGAGTTTGATATCTACGGCTTTGATATCTTCTAGGAACCGTCGTAGAGCCACTTTGCCCGCGGCCTTGAACTCTTTGAGTTGCTCTTCGGGCCTGCGCAGATTTTTCTGTTTGCTGAGATTAGCATCGAAATTGACGATAGATGTGCCCTTGACCGTTAATTCTTGGTACTCTGCGGCTACATATTTGCCTAGTTTGCGGGTTTTGGTGTTGTAGATCCACAGTTCTTTGCTGCCTACGATCTCTGTGGGATTCACGGAAACTAGTTTCATAGGCTCGTTGCTCTTGCAGTATTTGAGTTTGGCTACGATTTTCTCGGTGGGCACAGCCTTGCGGACCCGAGGTTTTTTATTGACCTTGGCTTCCTGCATCAACATTTCGCAGGCTGTGGTGATTTCTTGATAGAATTCGATGATTTTCTTGATGTTTTTCTTAGAGATATGAGCATAGCCCTCTTTGAGTTGTGGACACGACCCTTCTAGGACTTCTTCGTATTCTGCTAACTGCGAAGCATAGATATCGCGGATAATACGAGCGTGTGCGGCTTTGGCCTGCTTGCCTTTGAGCAGATTCAGCACTTTGAACTGTTTAGGATTGAAATTTTCATAATCTCGGCTGAAACTATCCAGCGCCTCTTCGATTTCGTCTGTCATGGCATATGATGCTTCTCGCAAGCGATCCTGGATAGAGATCTGCGGAACCGCGGGCCTGTTGTCTACGACTTCGAGTTCGTAGTCATTCTTGCCTGCTTCTAGGATTTCTGTGATCTGATTGCCTAACCAAAGCGCGGTATTCTTGCCATTGTTGAAATCACTGCGTACCGGTGGCATGCCACGATTGAGATTGGCTGCGATAGCACCTGTGGTATTGTTACAGCGGTGATCTTTAGTATCTTTAAAGGCCTTGATCTGGTCCTTGGTATAGCCGTTTGTGCCCATCCAATTGATCACTTCGGGCTTGAGATCCTTGTTAGACTTTTCCAAACGATAATAGTCCATGCTGTCTTTGAAAAACTTTAGAAACTGATCGGTAGTCCAAGTTTCCTGTCCATCCCATTTCGGACTGAGATCACGCACTCGTTTTTCGCGATGTACGGTTTTCAATGCGGCGATGGAATTTTTACGATTGGATTTGCCAGCCATTTAGATCTGCTCCTTGTCTAGTTAATATAATAATTATACTGCCTGGCTAGGCATTTGTCAATCGATCCACTTCTTCGTAGTCCCCGTCTCCGGTTTCTCGGCAGATCCAAACTTCGTCTGCGCCCTCGTTCAAGGTTTTTTTGGCTAGTGCCTGTGCTTCTTTACGGCTTTTGGTAGTGTCTACCAATTCTTCATGTCCATCTGTGTCGGACCAGACCTCGTATAGTTCCCAGGTCATTTTGTTTCACTTATCTCCTATTCAAAGTTTTGCCAATCTCCATCGGGCGCCACCGCCCAACCAAGACGCTGGAGATCTGTCCGGATCTCGTCGGTGATGCAACCTTCGCCTACATATCTTTTAGTTATGTCTAATCTAGCTAATTGTTCTTCGGTATAGTCTTTGGTGTCGGCATAGAAGGTATCTCGGATACCAGAGCAATACCAATCGATGTAATCTCCTTCTTGCCGCATGTCCGCGACGATGCCTCCGGCATAGCGCCAGGAGCAAGACCATTCTTCTCCTTTTAGCACGGGGATCACTTCCAGTTTAATGAAACCGTTATTACACATAGCCGCATACAAATTCTGTGCGTAGGCTTCGTCGGCACGGACCTTGGCTAGGATCCAATCTGTGGTAACCAAATCCCACTCCATATTCTGTTCTTTGCTTTGAGGATCGTCCCATTTGCAATTGTGATCCTCGATGATCTTGGCGAACATATCGAGATAATCGTCGTTGACAGGCTCGCCTTTTTCAGCCTGGCGCTTCTCATAGCCCTCTCGTTGGAAGGTATGCCGATCTGGGCTTTTACTGGGAGTCATTCTTCTGTGCTTTCTCGAAAGTTTCTACATCGTTGACCGCAGATCGGATAGTCTCTGCGTAGTTGAGAGCCTGCTGCTTGGTCATAGCGATAGTGGTTTCGCATTTGACGTAACCTTTGGTCCAAACGGTCCAGGTCAACTTCAAGCGGGTAATAAGTCCGTTAAAGATATCCTTTAGAGTCCAGTCTAATTCTTGTAGATAAGGATTATCGATATCGTAACGCTTCTTGACGGATTCTGTCCAATAGTCTGTCTTTACTCGTACATAGGTGTTAACATTGACATTGGGTTCTTCTGCTTCGACTTCAAAATCAAGATCGTGATCGTGGCTACCACACTGACAAGCGACCTTATAAAATTTAGCGTTGCCATAATCGCCTACCTTCATGATGCCTTCTGCTGGAGTTTGTGCGTTCATTAGTGATAGTTCCCCTGTTCTGGTGTTAGTGTTTTTACTCGATCTCTCATGCGCCCAATATCGTCAACCATTTTATTATAATCCTCGTCGTCTAGGACGGTCTTGTATAATGTCATAGCATGTGCTACGAGCACCGCAGCCACTTCTATAGGATCATGTTTTTCCAATTTCTGTGCATGAATCATCCAATAATCCTGATACAGACGTTCAAGCCCATCGTTTGAATCGTTCATTTATCTTCTCCCTTTTAATTTCTTGTTGCCGGCGATGCCGCCACTCTCGGCGCAGCCACCACTTGAATCTTCGAAAGTATTCCTGCTCAGTAAGCCGAACACCAACTGAATACGTCTGACGCTCCTCGCAGTTTTCGAGCCAGAGATTATGTACCCAATTTCGGAAAGACATCATCGTTTTAGGGTTACGAAATACATGATATAGAACAACCCTATAAGGAGAGATATACCCGTCGCACCCCCGGCCTTGAACAAGATGATCAAAAAACAGGCCACTAGAAATACCAACCAGCGATTTTCAATGGGCTCGAAATTATCCTCTAGCCAATCAAAGGCTGATTGGATCTTATTGAAAATGATTTTTAGGTCCACAGACTTTCTCTTATTTTGATTAATCGGATCATCATTTCTTCATCTTCTTTAGCATATTGTAATTCCAACTCTTGTGATTTGTCAAGAGCGGTTTTACACATCTCCGCTTCTTCAGGAGTCTTATCTTCCATATCGAGAAACTTATAACCTTTTTCACGGCGCATTTCGCAGTAGGCAGTCCATCCTGAAGCATCGTGGACATCTGGACGATTTGGATAGACTTCTTTCCACCAAGTATAAAGTTCTAGAATTTCTTTGGCTGCTTTGGCCTGATAGGTAGGTTCTGCTAGATGCTTCTCATCTTCGTCTAAGAATTCTTCGTTAGTCAGTGTCATAGCCCACTTCAAGTGATCGACGCCTGCTTCTGAACAGCGCCACGTACGAAAACGAAAGAAATTTCGACTCCAAGGTGTCTGATATTTTTCACGTGCTTCTTTGTCCCACAGTACATGATGCCAAGCCTGCTCGATTTCTACAAAATCGACTAGTTCGTTAAACAAGCAAGGCAAGAAACGATTTCCTACGTCTGACCAGGACCCTGGTTTGATATCTCTAGGATGAGCAGTAAGCCTGTGAGTATGGCTGACCCAGCGATTGTTGATATAATAGCGGATGTCATTAAGTCGATCCGCGGGCCAATTGACGAAATTTTGGAGGTAATCGAGACCCTCTTCGACGATCCAATAACGGATGGGATGGCTAGTTTTGGCCTCTTCTTCCCAGAGGCGCCATTCTTTGCCGGTGCCCGCTTTGATTTTAGCGGTACCCCGCAGCCAATCTGCGAACCGTGAACATGACCAGTAGTTTGCTCTCATAATATTTTCTCTATGTCGAACAACTTAATTATACGAGATCTTTAAAAACCTGTCAATATCAATTGGAAATTAATGATTCTGCCATTGGAAATACTTTGGCTATGGTTTCGGCACAGGCTCGGGCGATGTCCATGTGCTCCTTTTGGGTACCATTGGCTGCACGTAATTCTATATAATGGATCCATGAACGCAGTGTGCCGTTCATATACAGCCGGCTTTCAGTATTGCCTTCCGGTAAGACACAGCGAGCCTGCTCCTTGGCTATACCGTTAGATACAGCCCAAGTGTAGGCTTCTCTACTGGCTCTAATGACAGTCTGTTGTTTTTCCGCCCATAGACGTGCAAGTTCTCTTTGTTTGGGGTCTTGCATATCCAATTCGACACTGTTCTGTCTGTTTCTTGTGTCCTGCAACCGTGCTTCTCTAATGTGGAAATTAAGATCCTCGACAGGGTTAGCATATCGCTGTGAGAACTCTTGAAAACTGAACGATCTGTGTCTAAGGATCTGTCTTGCGATGTCTCTAGTCGTCGTGATTTCCAAGCAAGCAGAGACCATCTCGAGGGGGCTCCAGTGTGCGTGTTTAATAAGATATCGGATAAGCTTCTCTGATGTCTCTGAATTGAATTGGTTTGCGGGATTGCTGACACGGGCGCAGAACGCGATGAGTTCCTGCGCATCTTGGATACCGAGGACTGCAAATTCATCTGAGGGTTTTGAATAGGATACCAAGCGAACATTCATGTTATTCCTTTATTAAAATATCATAGTTAACGATGCATCTAGGGCCATTCCTAGGTATTCCACCACCGTGTTTGATCAATCCATCGAAGAATATTACTCTGCCCTTTTTAGGCATTACTTCATCGACGACTTTTCCTTCCTGATCATAGAATGCTGTAGGTCCATCTGCGTTGTTTACATAATAAAGACAGACATGATGCGGGAAATCAAAATCGGTATGCGCAGCATAATTTTTTAAGTCTGTCTTATGGGGAACGGTCAGAAAGATCCTTGCGGTGATTATTTCTCTAAGGATAGCATTTTCTTCGCTGCAAACGATCTGCGGAATGAGACCAAAATTATCTAGGTGATTCGAAACTTTAGAACTGGATTTTAATACGTGCGTAAAACTTATCGGAGTATGGTCGTTTTCCCTAGACGTGCTTTCGTATTTGCAACGAAGATCTATGGTGGGATGTAGGCATTCGTCTTCTCTGTCGGTGCGTCCTAGGATAGATAATTCAAAAAAATCCTGCAGATGTACAGGAATGAGATCATCGTAGACTTTTATCATTTGTTTTCATCATCGATCGGTTCGTCGAAACAGAGGCTTTCCATGGTTTTGTAATGCTCATAGGCTTTTTTAAGTGCTTCAAATTTTTCTAATTTGGCAGGATCTGGAACTAGGATAGCCAGTCGCTGTTCCATTTTCGTCATAAATTCTTTGAGGCTTTGGTTTCCGATCTTGATGTCCCCGCCTTCTCGGATATCAATACCGTCATTACCTATACTAACTATACCGTCGTTGAGAATACTTCCACCTAGCGTATAGCCAGATCCGCTGCTGGTAGTAAATGTATTAGGGTAATTGTAGTGCGCACTGTATCCTGGTATGGTGATAGTACAAGGTGAGGTTATCGATGTATCTAAAGTTATGGTATCTGAACAATCAAAACTCAGAACAGATTGTCCAGCGGCACCACCGAGATAATCGATATTGATCATAGTATCTTCATTGCCAATTATTTTGTCTTTGTCGTCCATAAAATCGTCCTTTATTTTTTTCCTATGATCATGAATCTATTGAATCCCCAATCTGGATACCCAAAATGCTTGATGCCAGAATAAAAAACTTCCGATAACGAAAAATCGCCCTTGAAATCATCTAGCGATCCGTGATTATGACAATGATCTTCGTGATCCATGTCATTGCTTTGTAATGCTACCAAACACCCGTTTGGTATATTATCAAACCATCGATGCGTGTCTATGTGTTCTACGCTGGTGTTTATGACTAGGTTACTGTTAGAATAATCGTGGTCGTTGGCATCAGAATTAATAGATTTGAATTTCCAATTTTGCCAGACCCAAGTATCGTTAATCTTATCTGCTACGGAACAGGCGTCTGCATCGATATCGATGCTTCTGACAGATTCTATAGACATATTTGATCTCACCCTTAATATGAAATTAAAAACTCCGTACCAACCGCCTACTAAAACTATCCTGGCTGGATTAGCATGCACTCTAGCGATCGGTTCTAGTTCTTGGGCTAACCATAGTTTGCTTACGACCTGACCGCTAGAAAATGCATCGTAGTCCATTACCCGGCCTTGGCTTCCTTGCGAGCATTCTTCTCTGCTGTAATTTCATTACGGCGGGCCTTGACCAGTTTGGCCACTTCTTGCAGTGCTTTGCGAGCACGGGTGCCGGCAGATCCATTGCCTGCTGTAAATTTAGCATCTTCTGCCAGGAATGCGTCGAATTGTGTTTTTAATTGTTCTACTGTGTTTGACATTTTGTTTTCCTTATAAAATGTATTTTACTTATGTTATGTTATGGTGCGGCCGGTAGGTTTCGAACCTACAAAGACTGCGAGTTATACTCATCGTCCCGTCCCCATTCTGGACTATGGGTCCAGCGGGAGCTTTGCCAATTTGCTCACGACCACGTTTTTAGTTTATATTCAGTCAAGTTAAAAATCAATGGAAAATTGTTATTTTTTATTTTCTTCAAACTCATAAATTCTTTTAATTGTTCCTTTAGGATTTTTAAGATGTTTTATTAATGCATCGTATTTTATAACTACACGATTTTTCCTATAATTGTGTTTTGGTCCGTCTATGACATAATCAATACCTTCACACCCTTGATATTTAGGAAAATATTCTAACTCATTTTTCCAATATTTTCCATATAGAAAGGGTTTGATGTAGATATCCCAGTGATCTTTCATAAAGTTAATTTCTTTTCCTGTAGTTTTTAGATGGTTACTGGCGATATAGTTATACGAATACATAAATGATGTAGTAATATGATCTGTTAAAATACTTAATAATATAGAACCAGTCCTTTCCCAACATATTATTTTTCCTTTCCTTTCCAGCATACCGAACCCTCTCAGCCTAGAAATTTCCATAGAATCTGCACAATCTAGGGAATACCAAGTATTGTTCCTATAAAAAATGTCAGGACCGTGTACTCCTTGAACAAAATCGTAGTCTTCTGGTAATTGTTGTAGAAATTTTTTGTGTATCAGTTGATTAGGAGGGATTCCTGTTTGATTATAGTGATCTAATATTTCTTCTTTAATGTTATTAGGATCAAGTTCTATAATAATAGGATTTATGTTATACTTTTTAGCAACAATTTTTAATTGATTGTATTCTATTTCATTAAATTTAGGTTGATATAAAAATGCACATTCGATTTTAATGCCTTGCTCAAAAAAGCTATGTAATACTGCTTGACTATCTAGCCCAGAACTTAATCCTAACAATATTTTTTTGCTTGCTTTAGATAATTCTACTGCACGTTTTTTAAATTCTTCCCTATAATTTCCAATGTCTGACCCGCACGAGATATAATCCACAAAAAATTTATTATTATCAAAACCAAAATTAATGCCATAATCAACTATTTCATTCATTTTTATGATATTTATGATATATTTGTTTCTACAGATTTCCCCCATTTTATGCGATTCCAAATCCTTTCATGGCTCCAATATAGAATGATATTGACTACAGTAGCCATTCCCGCAAATAGCGCAGCCTGTCCCCAACTACCGGTCATGACAAATGGAATCACGAAATTGCTTACGGTGATCAAAATTCTCCAAGATACTACTTTAGAAATAGATCTCGGATGGCCTTCTGCGAAATTTAATTTTTCGTTCTCTCGACGATTCCACTGAAAAATGTTCCATGCACGTTCATGGATCCAGAACAAAGCACTGTTAATTACCAAGGCAAGTCCTGCTATCTTAACACCCATTAGCAGACTTCCTGTTACTATGAATGCATTAACCATATGGCTGATTGTTATAAGAACTCTCCAAGAAATAACCTTAGATATAGTTCGCAAGTGATTTTCTTTAAATTTGTTCATGTAACAGTTTCCTTAAGTAACTACTATATAGTTCTATTTTATTGTTATAATATTTTTTATACATTTCTATTCTATCACTGACAAAACATTCTTCAAAATTTGCACCTAGATTATGGAAATCAAAAATACCAGTCCATGGAAGTTTATTGCCTAGCCTTTTTTCTAATTCTATATAAATTTGCCATGCTTGAAACGACGTCATACCTTTATTATTAATCCAATGATTGTTTGGTAACATTTTGTAACCATATTTTATAGGATCTTGATCAAATTTGCTTGACCATGGTTTCTGTTTAAAAACTTGATTAATTCCTAAAGAATGAAATCTATAACTATGTAATAAATTTTCATTTTCTAAAGTAGACACCCATGATTTAACTGATTCGACAGAATCGTTTGGCAATCCTATTATGAATCCTCCCTCAGTCCTAACATCTTCTTTCCATACGTCTTTTATTTTTTGCAAAGTGGAAATAATTTTATCTTGTTTAATGCCTTTACCGATAACTCGGTTAGATTCATAATTTAAACTTTCTATGCCAAAAAAACAACTTACTAATCCACTTGATAACAATAATTCAATAGTTTCTGGATGAGCATTCAGTAAGTCTAATCTAAGGTAGGTACAAAATTTAATTTTAAACGGTAATTTAGAATAAACTTTATTAAATAGTAGTTCTAATTTCTCAGTGCTGTCGTTGTGTGTATCGTCTAAATAAACATAATTTGTAGTCTGGTATTTTTCGTAATTTGAAAGAAATAGTTCTGTTAATATTTCCGGATTTTTAATATAATCTAATTTCTTTTTACCGTTTAACGGATACGAACAATAACTACAGTTGAATATACATCCCCTAGAAATTTCTATTGGCAGAGCTTCCATAAAATTTATATGATCCGAATCATGCCAACTGAATTTGGAATTTGAAAAATCATAATTAACTGCCTTTGTATCATTGTTTATTATCATTTTTCCTTTGGATAAATTATATTGGAAAAATGGATTTTTGTTTTGACAAAATCTGGTGAATTCTATTACTGATTGATCTGCATATCCTAAAATAAAAACATCTATTAGTCCGGAAGTATCTTCTATATATGCTCTGCCGCCCCCTAGAACAAATTTACATTTTGGAGATATTGAATAAACGTAATCTTTAATCTCGGTAATTTGTTTGTTATCAAAAATATTGTTTTTAAATGTTTCATCGATTTTATTAATTTTATTTGAATTCTTTTTAGGTTTATGAAAGAAAAAAGTAGTGCTAAACCCGATCCATAAGGTATCTTTTGATACATATTTTTCTAATATATTAAGGAAAATGCTATTATTTTTGGAAATAATAGTAGATAACCAATCAACTACCTGTACTGTATAGCCTTGTTGTCTTAACGCATTAGCTATTTGATAAGCTCCGATACTCCGGAAAAATCCTCCACTTTCTATACATGTAAACAATACTATTTCTGCCATTTTTAAAATCTTTTTGAAAGATCTTTTGTATAAATTTGTTCTTTTCTATCATCTGAGTACGCAAGTCGAGTCCAATCGTAATCAAAATCTTCATCTATAATTTCGTAACATATCCATTGCTTTGTTTGATTAATAATCAGCGGAAAATCGATTATTTTAAGTCCATTACTGAATAGGTCATTTTTATTTCTATTTGTAACTCTTTCTTTATTTTCGCCTAATCTATTTCTTTTAAAAACCTGTATTAAATTTTTATTATACTCATTAAATGACAGAAATATTATTTTTGCTTCTTTCTTTATAGCCCAAGATCGTTGTTCTGGGAAAAAATATTTTTTGTTAATAGATTGATTCCTATACTCTTTTTTGATCCAAGTCCTTACTCCAGCCGAAAATATCAAAGGATGAAATTCGCTTACATGTATACCGCTACATCCAATTACTTCGTTGTTATTGTATAGAATATAAAATTTTCCATTCGGTTCTTTAAATTCATTAGTAGATTCTAATCGATATCCCAGAGTCCATGGTTTAACAAAGGTATTTCTAGCCCACATATTAACAGACGCCGATTTTTCCGTTTCTTTCGAAGCATCTCGGCAAAAATTAAAAAAAAATTCTTTATCTTGGATCGTTAAATTGTCATAAGTTTTTAAGATAAAATCATTCACGTAGAAAATTCCTTTTTGAAATAAATTTTGTAATCCTCTGGGAAAACGAATTCTGATCTCTTCATTAAAATTTCTATGTTGGTGTATGAATCGTTACCCACCCAAGGAGCTCCGGCTGCTATAGTCAACTTATAATCATCGTCGAAGTTATTCATTCCGTGAGGCCAACTTCCGTCCATTAAAAATGGTGATGTAATATTTGGAACATACACATCATGCTTATCAGTTTTAAAATACAGTGTTTCTGTTTTTCCTTTTAAAACTATTCTAAATTTATGTTGTTTTGTGAAGATCGAATTTTTATCACAATCTACATGTTCTAAATTTTTAGATTTCTGGTTTGTAAGCAGTGCCATAATTCTGGTTTTAGTTCCCATCCACGGAAAAACGTATGTTTCAAACCAATCTATTATCACTGGGGGAGTATAAGCCAACCATTGAAATTCTCCTTGTAGATTATTTTTAGTTCCAAATGGTCCGGGGACAGGATTTTTTGTCATTAGTGAAAGCATATTGGTTGCTCTATAGGGATCCCAAAACCAATAAGATTTATCAATCTTCATAATTTCGTATGTAGATTTTTCTTTGTTTAAATCTGGAAAAATGATTTTAGCGAACAAAATATCGTCCATAACTATATTTATTGATAAACTTCGACCATAAATACGCTTATGGAAATTCCGTTAAATAGTCATCCTTGGAAAATTTTTTCTGGGACCACACAAGAATGGGAATTATTTGATACGAAGGAAAGATTCGTTCGTAATTTGCAAAAAAATAGAAATTTATTAGCGGTCAACGGTTGGCTAGAAAAAAAAATTTATTATAATTTTAATAATGAAGGATTTCGATCAGACGAGTTCTCTCACGATAGAAATTCAATATTATTTTTGGGCTGTAGTTTAACATTTGGAACCGGATTACAATTAGAAGAAGTATATGCTTATCAGTTATCTAAATCCCTAAATATGAAATATTATAATCTAGCTCTGGGTGCAAGTTCTAATGATACTTCATTTAGACTTGCATATTATTACATAGCGAAGTTATTACCAAAGATAGTAATTTGTCTTAGTCCAGAACCAACTAGATTAGAACTCTGGGATGATGAAGATGTGCTATTTTTTAGGCACGAAAAATCGGAATATTTGAATAATGGATTTTATAAAACGTGGTTGCTGAACAATAATAATTCTTTCCTCAATCAAAAGAAGAACATATTAGCGATTGAAAATATATGCAATTCATATCGAATTAAATTTAAGACTTACAATTCTAATGAAGTTTTTACAAATGAAATATGGGCAGACAATGATTTTGCGAGAGATTTAAGTCATCCTGGGAAGCATACCCATAAGTGTGTGCATGATAAAATATTAAGCACGTTAGATTAGATTATTGATCAGCAGTTACACCAACAAAATGCAATCTTTCATAGTCAGAAGTATTAATAAATGTGTGTGCTAGCCTGGTATCAGTTAGCCATATTTTATCTACAGTTAAATGCCTTATTTCCCCGGTCCTAAATAAAAAATAACATTCTTCATTAGTTATGATAGGAACATGTATTCGAGGAAGTCTATCTCTATGAAAACTATAACATCTATAAGGTAAAACCCACATAAGTCTACTTCTATATAAATTATATTCTGTTATGATATCTTCAAAAATTGTATTCTTAAAAAAAGGATTTAATTGATCGTAGTCAGTTTCTGCCCCTGTTTGCCGACCAACAGAACTTGCCCAATGATCTTCTCCTTTTTTGAATTGTACGCTTGTTTGTTTCGAGTTTACAGAACTGTGCCATTGGATTTGTGAATCTAATGTCTGGTAAGTACGTAGAATTTCTTCAATGGCTGTTTTATCTAAGTTTTTTAAAATTTTTATCATTTTACATATTATTAAAATTATAAGGATAAATTATATTTATGAGCAAATATTACAAGTATTTAGAGATCCCAAACATTGAAGAAATAACCGAAAAATCTCTTAATTTTGTTAAATCTATAGACGAAATATATAATAGAAGATTGAATAACGCAAGTTATTATATTTTAAATTTTAATAAATTATTAAATTGTTGTCCGATTATACTAGATGCATTTTCTAAACTGAATATGGAGCCTTATTTCGCATCAATTTTTATTATGTACAATAATAAGCATTCTCCTGTACATACAGACATATCTCCTCCATCTGCCAAAGTATTGATTCCTTTGTTAAATGCACATAATACAAGAACAATATTTTATGAATCATCAGATCTAGTTGAATGGATAAATCCCGATTCTGGGGTAAAAAGCTACAAACCAGGAAATAATTACAGGGCTAGAGATAGTATTGTTATTAAAGGTCCATGGATAATGAGGACAAGCGTACCTCATAACACTATCATGAATGAAAAAAATACTCCGAGAATAACTATGGCACTAGAATTTAAAAATGACCCTGTCCACATGCTAGATGAATTATAAAAAAATTAATATAAAGAATATAAAAAGTATTCAATCTGAGCTTTTAACCTATCTCAAAGTCCATACTGATATTTTAAATGATAAAACTATCGGATTTATACCATTAAACAAACAGAGTGTTATTGATCACTGTGCAGATACTCTATACTTTTTCTTAAAATTAAATTTGACTCCGGTTAGATTTAATTTATATAAAACAATAAAAAATGGTGATAGTCTAGTTCATATTGATACCTATGAATATAAGACCAGGATTAATATTCCGATTTTAAACTGTGAGCATAGTCAAACCAAATTTTTTAAAGCCAGACCTAATGTTAAAATAGTACAAAAAAATAAACTTCCATTTATTTTATGTGATCAAGAATCTGCAGTTGAAGTGGATAATTTTGTACTGGATATGCCAACTGTATTTAAAGTAATGACACCTCATCAGGTAATAATGGACGAAAATTTTTCTCCAAGAATAAGCCTCACTGTAAAATGTGATCCTGATCCTATTTTTCTATTACGTGATTGATATTCTTGAGTTGATCTATGTAATCATTTACTTTATTATTTCGAAATGATAGTAGATCATATTTTTTTATTATTTCTGATTGAGAGAGATTAGTTATATCATAATCATTAACTATTTCTTGATAAAAAGTCCATAGCCAACCACCAAATTTCCAATTCGTAAAAGATGATTTACGCCGAATCTCTTTTGATCTTGCAGTGCAGTAATCATAATCTAATCCTGTGTTTTTATTGACCCAACCAGATACCTTCCAAAATTCACTAGATGAATCTAAAATCTCATATCCATATTTTTCATAATTTAAATCAAATTCTGATTGATAATATGATTTTTTCGTATAAGAAGGAAATATTCCTAACGGGAAAACATACCAATAATCTAATGGATTGCTTGAACTTAAAAGCCATGATTCAAAATCATCTATAGTTTCTTTAGTATCATGCGGCAAGCCGATTATAAAATTCCCAGAAATTAATATATCTTTCCACACGTCCTGTTTAATTTCTCTTACAAAGTCTAATTGTCTTTTTGGATCCATTCCTTTTCCAATTGACTTAGCAGATTTTGGATTGGTACTTTCTATTCCGCAAACTGCACTTTTTAATCCAGACTCTTTAAGAATTTTTAAGGTTTCTGGAAAAGTTGTTAATAAATCTAATCTTATGTATGTGGCAAATTTTATCTTAAACGAAAGTTTTGAATAAACTTCGTCATATAAAATTTTAAGTTTGTCTACACTATCATTGTATGTATCATCGGTAAAGGAATAATTAGTGACGCCAAAGTCATTATAATTCCTTTTTAACTCTTCTTTTAAGACATGGCTTTGTTTAATCCATTCTCCTTTGGTTTTGCCGTTTAAAGGATAACTACAAAATTTGCATTTGAAAATACATCCTCTGGATAGTTCTAATGGAAGTACGTCTTTGGAATCAATTATATCTGATTTTGTGTATTTTATTGATGATTTTGTAAACCCTTCGAATTCTTTTCCGACTATATGGTTTGAATAAAATTGAAGGTCTATTTTATTGGATTTTCCAGCCAACCAGTTTGTAAAATCTACAATTTCTTTATCGACATATTTTTCAAATTTTATAAACCCCAATTTATCTAATCGGTAATTTCTGGCTCCACCATATATCATTTTGATTTTAGGATTTATTGATCTAACGAAAGAAATAAGTTTATGTATTTCTTCTTCTAGTGTTTCAAAATTTAACGATTTATATCTTTCATCATCTATTAATTGCAAACTAAAAGGGTAACTTAAAATTTTATGTAGAAATGTTACGCTTATACCTATCCACAAAGTTTCTACACCTACAAACTTCGTTAAAATATCTTTTAAGTCTTTATCTAGCTTTTTAAAAATTGCTATATCTATCGTCTGTACTGTATACCCGTTATCTCTTAATTCTGACGCTATTCTAAATGGACCGGCTGCTTTAGGCCCTGTAGGAAAATCTGAGTTACCATAAAGTATGACACAATTAACCATTGATTAAATTTTAATTATTTTTATTATCATCGCTGATACATCTATTTCCCACCATGATTCACCGCAACTGTAGTTCTTAGGATGCCTATGATGATTGTTGTGCCATGTTTCTCCCCAGCTAGGAATCGCCCATAGCCAATTGTTTGTGCTCTGGTCTTTCAAATTATATCGACGATAACTTCCAAACCAATTAGGTTTATGTCCTATGTAGTTTACAACATTACTCATGATCCCTGTAAGCAAGGCAGGAGCCCAGTGCAAAAATATCATCAGATATGATCCCCCTAATATGAATAGGATTAGGCTCCATAAAAATAAAATTATAAAATAGTAACGATGTAAAAATTGTTGATATCTATCTGTTATAAGTTTTCTCATTTTCCATTTAGTGTTACCATCCACCCGTGCATCATACGATAATGAAAATATTTTGTATCCTCTGTATTTAGGACTATGAGGATCGGTTACTTTATCACTTTTTAAATGATGATTGATATGGATAGCAGTCCATGCTAATGGGCTACCTGTGTTACCGAAGCATCCCAGTAGTGAAAATAAATTTTTTATTATAGGAGTAGTCTCGTAGCTATTATGGGTGAGATTTCTGTGGAATGTGACCACTATTCCTAGACATCCATATAAGAAATATCCAATAACAATAAGTAATAGAGCAAAATAGTCTAATCCATGACTGTAAATTCCTATAATTGTGCCGATTATGCTTATGATAGCGAATATTTGGACTCCTAAAGTATTACTAGAAAATATATTTTTCATTTTTTTACCAAGTATATAAGGGGGGCTATCAGATCTAATTCCCACCATTTCTCTTGCATATTCCAATTTTTGGCATTCGAATGATGATTATTATGCCAACCTTCGCCCCAGAGCAATATGCCATATACCCAAAGGTTTTTGCTATTATCTTTATACTTATGATTAGTATACCCTAAATTATGACCAAAATAAATGAATGTGTTTAAAACAAAATGAGTAATTGATACCGGGACAAACCAACAAAAATATGCTATCCAAGGATCGATGATTATCAAAATAGAGACACAAGATAATACTAGCAACATATAATAGTCATTAATATATATTTGTTTTTTATTAAGTAAATCCCTTACCAGTCTTACATTTATTTTTTTACCGTAATCCATCAAATGCGGAAAAAGCACCCGCCATCCTTTTATACTAGGAGAATGAGGATCTTTTTCAGTGTCAGAAAATGCATGATGTTCTCGATGTACATGAACCCAACCTATAATACTTCCTCGTCCAGACATTAAAGCGAACCAGGTAAACACATATTTTAAAATGGGATATTTAAATTCAAAACTTTTGTGTGCGTAAAAACGGTGTAGCATCATACTCACTCCGATACCACTATATAGATAGTATGATACGAGAATAACTATAATAGACAGATAGTCAAAACTAAACACCCATAGCCCAATTATAGCTCCAATTGTAGAAATTATTTGTATTATAGATAAAGATATAGCCGAAGCTGAAAATAGTTTCATATATAATTTGCACCTGTTATCTTTTTATTTATTAAACCCGAAATAAGCATTTCGAACGGGTGTATTTTACCATAGAATTCATTGCTGCACCAGCATTGATCTAAAGGATTGTAATCGAACCATGGGCTAAATCCTAAAACTATATGTATTCTATTTTTTATCGAATTTATATAAGGAAATACTCTGTGGGGAACGTTGGTATCCCACGAATACATGTGTCCATATTTTAAATGTAGAGTCGATTTTCCTAATAGTTGAAAAAGATAATTATTGTCAGTTTGGATAGGTATGTTAATTCGTATATTTTCAAAAACAGATTCATCTCTGTGCCACCCCCAGGAATTTATAGTTGTTGGATCTAAATGTTGAGAATTTAATATGGCTATCCTACTTCTGATTAACGTTCTATCAAAATCTAAAAGAAATGCGTCTAATAGTTCTGCGCAGGGAGATAATTTTCTAAACCCATATGTATCATAATACGTATTTTGTAAGTCATTGAAATTATGGGTTTGATCAAAGAAATATTCTGTTTTCTGATTGCGATATGTCCCAAGAGTTTGACTATTCTCATTTGAGATATCACGGTACTCGGGATTATAAGTTAAGCTTAATCCCCCGTAGGCTTGATCTTCTCCTACATTGTTCTTCCATCCTTGGTATCCAAATGTATCAATAATTTTTGTTGTAGTTTTGGTCAGACCTTTAATATCTATATTGTGTATAAGATCTAAAATCGTATATGTTTTTACTGGCGACACTATAGTTGACATTAATTTTTTAATGTCGGTGGTTTTCATTATCCACTGCCATACTGTAAACTTTTTCGGAATTTCTGTTATAAAAATTTTATGTTTCATTGAGTTAATTTTTTTAACAATGAATTATAAGATATTTTAAAATACCCATTGTGGGGTATAGAATAATCCATAGGATCAGTTCTGATCATTTGAATATCGGGATGACTAAAAATTTTAGATGTTCGTATAATTTCGAAACCATCATATTTGCTTCTTGACCGCATATCTTTAAAATGTCTATCATAAATCATTAATTTACTAGAACTAGTACCTTTTCTGCCTTTAATTTTATTAGACACAAGATCTTTTATTCTTGGTTCATATAGAAATGATAACAATGTTTCGGGATTGTAATTTAAAAATGATGGGGTTCCGTCTAAATTTTGGTTTTTATACCAATTATACCAAACTGATACTATCCTTTCTCTTTCGTCAAAATACCAAGTATCAGAGTTATCATCTTTACAAAGATGGGGTTGATCGCTACCAAATATTATAGTACCGTCCAACGTTTTTGATAGTTTTAAGAATACCGGGTATTGATACACAATGCAATTGGCAGATCGAGCCACTTCAAGAAACTCACCCGAAGTTACAAAGTTATCGAAATCAAAATTTATTATAATAGGTTTTAAATCGTTGTATTTGCAAAAATCTATAGCGTATGAAATATCAAACGAATTATAATTTGGTTCTAATGAAACGATAATTGGTGTTATTTTAATTTTTTGAGAAAGAAAGATCTTAATTATGTATTCGCTATCTAATCCCCCACTATAGAATACATAAATGTCTTTCTTTGTATTTTCTTTTAGAAAGATCGCGTTATTAATTAACTCTTCTTGGTATGTACCTACCGCACGAGAACATTTTGATATGTTTAAATTAAAATTTATTCCGGTACCTTGGATAGTGTAGTAATTTTTGTATCTCGGTGTGATCATAATAGATAAGTAATTTACGGAATATTTATAAACATGCCAGATACTTTTATTTCTTTAATGAATTTCAATTTAAATTGGTATCAAGAAATTGATGACAATCTAAATTTATATTATGAATCTATCCATGAAAAATACAAAAATGAAGGATATCAAATGATAAACCATGTTCCACCAAGAGCGACAGGAGCTATCATATTTGAAAACTCAGAAGAAAGAGCTGCATCTATTTTTTATGACGAGTTTAAATATAAAAATGCTATTTGGATTAATATAGCATTTGTTGAAAAAAATCACAGGAAGAAAGGATTATACAAAGTTATGCATGAATATTTAAATCACGTAGCGATTAACCTATCGAAAAATAGAATATATTCATCTATACATTTACAAAACAAACTAATGATCGACAAAATTTCAAAATCGGTCGGATACGAATCTTTGATGACCATAGTTTACAAGAATGTTAATCAGACTATTCAGGATCATTAGAATCGGAAGATCTTGACACAAAAACGATATCTGTTACTAAATCCTTTATACGCATAAAATTCATTATTATCCCGTTCTCTTCATTATATTTTTTATTTTCTTCTTGAATTAATAATAAAGTTGGATCATTCTGCCATCTGTCAAAAACATTGTAATTTTTAAAATATATTTTTTTATTCTGAACTAATCCATTTCCGCTTGTATTATTTTCTATTAAGATATCGCCAGGAATAATAAAAGTTTCTTCTGTATAAGAGAAAATATCGACAAATTTTTCTTTATTGTCTCTTATATAATCGAAAAACCATGGAATTTCAATAGATTCTCTGGTACATTCTATTTCTTTTTCAATTTCCATTTTTAGCCCTTTTTTGAAGATATAAAAGTATTTATCATATAAGTACGATTATGAAATTACTTAAAGGATATTAGTTATGTTCAAGTTAATAAATGATGATTTTGTGCATAACGATAGACATAGAATTTATGTCAGTAAAGTAGATGGCAATCGATCATTTGCCAGTAAAGAAACCACTCGATTTATCATGTGTAATGGTGATTTAAAATCAGAAAAATTTAAATTTTCTGGAGTTTTTGCAGCGTCAGTAAACGTCGAGTTTGAAATAGTAGGCCACGGAATAGTTATAGATTTATTTGGATATAACTTTCCTGATCAATATATTTGTTTAATTAATCCGGGATTACCTGGGAATTTAAGTTACATAGATGGATGTTCTAATTCTAATCTAGTTTCTCCTTGCAGGAACGGTGATCCTTGTATAAATTATTTGTATTTTCCAAAATTTATCAAACAAACATTTCATGTTCATCCTAGTATAAGAATAGGAATGATAATTTCAGGATCTGGTGTAGCAGAATTTAACGATCGATCACAGGAACTTAACATAGGTGATTGTTTTATTTTAAATAGATTTGAATCGCATAGGTTCATTACTAATGAATCAGATATGAGTTTAATTGCTTTTCATCCGGATAGTGATGACGGTCCCACAGACGAATATAATCCTATGAAAAGCAGAACTTACATTCCGAAATAAAGGTCTATAAAATTTTCTGGAATCTTGGTGTCGCTTAATTTTTTTCCAAAAAAAGTTTCTAAATTTATAATTGATTTTAAAGTTTCGCTAGCTGTACAAAATTTTTTTAATGGTCCTAAACTATAGGTGTTATGGTACGTGACCAATCCGGATTTTTGTCTATTAAGGTATTTGTAGTCTATTTTATTTAGAAAATTAACTGAATCTGACAGCATCATCTGATACGAAGTCGTATCTTTATGTAATTTGTAAAACCAGAAATCATGTTCTCCTAGAAATAGACTAGATGGTTTTTCAGCCTGAAAAACTTTACGGTAAGTGTTCGGATATATGCAAGGAACAATAGCTCTTTCGTATTTGCTATGTCTCATCCTGTTGTCGACATAACTTGTTTTCATAGCCCTATCGTAGACAGTTAGGTAACGCAGAGCGTACCAATTTTCTTTTTGAAAAATCCATTTACCTAAAACATGCGCTTGTTTAACCATTAATTCGGGCAAATCAGCTGTCCAATAAAAAAGAACGTTATCTACATTGGGATAGTTTTCATTGAATGGCGGTCTTTGTACATTAACTGTTAAATCTGAAAAACTAACCGTTAGCGATTCGTAGTTTTTGCCGACGACTAAAATTGGTTTGTCTATACCATAAACAAATGCTATTTTCTTACCCGATTCAGCTAAATTTTTAAGATGTTTATGCCTTTCAAATCTATACCTCGACAAGCTCGAAGGATGGACCCAATCTTCACACAAATACAGCCATTCTTCAGGTTTATAATCTAAAATGTCTTTGAAATAATCATGCAATGTTATTCGTATATTGGGATATTTTTGAGATATATCATTGATTAACGGTAGTTGAGCAAATTTTGTTTCAGACATAGTATTATAATGGCTACTGTCTGTATCATTGAAATTGTAGTTATTCAAACCTTCTAACGGAGCCGATGCAATTATTTCGTCAGGAAATATATCGTTATTAATAAAACTTTTTACAACATTTGTACTATCAGCTCCTCCGCTGCACAATATAACTATATAATCATACTGATCTCTAATCTGGGCCGCTCTTTTTGCATAAAGTTCATCTAACCCGAGATCTGGTTCGATTAACCAATTTACTTTATCAAAAATTTCTTGATAAAAATGCCATGTGACGTCTTCTTTGCTTTTATTTGCATATAAAATCGCTTCGATTTTATTATGAAATATTTTATCTTTGACTTTATAAAATCGGTTTGTAGGTAGTTCCATCCGATATTTATAGGAAATTTTTTTTGAATTTCTTAAGAATGAATATAATTCAGCAAATTACAGTGTTAAGCACCTACACCAGCATTCAATGTTTTCACTAAGGTGGCCAGTCTATCTAAAGCTTCGCCTACAGTTGTTGGTGCAGAACCACTCCAATCTCCCGGAACTGTCGCATAATATTTAAGTGATCCATTTGTTCCGTCTACTAACAAAGTAGATGAATCGGAAAAAACTGATCCAACAATATCCCCAACAATTGATAAAGTATTAGTAAGGGCTTGTATATTATCAACTTTTAACACACCATTTTTATCTAATTGAGCGTTTTTTATTAGTGTACCTGACGAATTTGCAGTATAAAATTCTAATCGCCCTGGAACTATTGAACTCGAAATAGATCCGTCTACCGCAGCCCGAATAGATGAGCTATCTCTATAAGCTAAACCGTCGTACCCAGCATATGTTATATTATAGATAAGATCACCGTCTTGCACAGCAGTTGGGGCTTCTATTGATCCCCTACTTCTTGATAACCCTATCGCTGTGGTTGTCGCTGAGCTATCATGATGGCAGCTGGCTAAAAGAACTTTAGTACTGGTTAAATTTGTATCAGATAGTATTCTTACTATACCCGAATTTAATATTTTGAGCGGAGTTAGTAATACACCAAGTGTATTTCTTACGTTAAATTCAAGATTGCCTGGAATATTGGTAGGAGAAATAGTGCTATCAACGTTAGAAGTTATAGCTGCCGCTGTCAGTTCTGTGGATCCGTTAAATCCTCTGAATAATATATTTCCTAATCGGTCTCCTATATTCACGGTAGATGGTGATGACGTTGTTCCTCTGGATTTGTTAAAACTAATTATAGATGCGGATGTATCTGAGGTAAAATTAGCCAGTGAAAAAGTACGTACTGAGTTTCCCCTTAATGTTGCGTCACCAGATAGATACAGATCTCGGAATGAATTGGTATTTGATCCTAGATCATGACTTGCATTCTGATTTGGTATCACGTCTCCCTGTACGGTGCCATCTAAATTGATCGAACCATTTGTCGCATCAACCATTATGGACGAATTTTCTGCAAATACAGAACCTTTGACATCTCCTGTTAAATTACCCGAAACGTCACCCAAAACATTACCCGAAACGTTACCCAAAACGTTACCCAAAACGTTACCCGCAACGGTTCCTACTAATGTTCCCCTAAGAACACCGTCTACAGCATCTACCAAAAGAGTTGAATCGTCTGCGAAAACGGAACCTTTGACATCGCCGGTGACGGTTCCTACTAATGTTCCCCTAAGAACACCGTCTATAGCATCTACCAAAAGAGTTGAATCGTCTGCGAAAACGGAACCTTTGACATCGCCGGTGACACTTCCGATCAACGTGCCATTAACTGTCGCAGTATCTACATCAATGACCACCGTAGATGCTGTGTTAAAAATTTTATCTGTCACGATAGCATCAGATACGATCGTTTCGTGAGTTAAAATATCAACAGTAGCGCTCAGTGTTTTTGCAACACTATCATAAGAAAAACTTATATTTTTGTGTGTTCCCGCTAGAATCGAGGCAGCAGCAGCATCTTTAGATTCGTTTAATGACACTCCGGCGATAGGCACGCCGCCAGCAGTTCCCCCGTCACCGACAAGAACACTTCCTGTCTGTGTATTGTAAATCAGTTCACCTACTAATGGTGTTATACTGTTAACTTCAGCGGTAGTTCCTCTACGGATCTGTAATGGCATGTTTTGACTCCTAAGATTGCTAATCCATGTATTTATTGTTTAGTTCTAAATTACTGCAGTCAATAATACTAAGAATTTTTATCACTACGATACTTATTTTTTTAAATAAACGTTATATGATTAGGAAATTATTGCTTTTGACCATGATAAAATACCAAAAACTATTCTATGAATACGATAAAAATAAGTTAATAAATGAAATTTTAAGCAATCGACCCTATTT